CGCCCTCCTTGAGTTGGTCGAGTTTTGTCGCGTGTAGCACATCAACCGCCGTTTGGATAATGTGCCACAGAGCATCTGACATACTCGTTTCGTTCTCATCGCGGTTCCAATATTCAACAATGTGTTCCAATGCCTCCCGCGCCTCGTCGCGCTCGCGCAAGATGCGTTCATAATGATTTATTGTCATCGTAGCAATGTTTTCCGATTCTGAAATTATACTCATAAAAAAATGCGCGTATCGCGTCGCGCCCCGGTCTCTGCGGTTAGGTTAGAACGGGATGTCGTCTTCGGCTTCTGGTTTACTTGGCTTGACTCCGGCCTTGGCGGGTTCATTCGCTTTAATCCATTTCTCGATTGTATTAAATCGCATGTCTGGATTTGTGCTTCCAGGCTCCTCGCCCAGTATAACCCATGCGGACATCCCGACGAAGTCCTCGGCCTCAATGCTAACGTCTTCGCCTGGGACTACTGCCTGCCCGAGTGCTTGGCGCACTTGGTCGATCTTCCACGCCGCCTTGACCGTGAAGGTCAGGTGTTCTGCGATCTCCGGCCCGTCTGTTCCGTCTGCTAGTTTGACGCGGCAGGTCAGCTTAATCATGGGGTTTCCAGCTTGGCTGTTTTTCTCAATCCCCTTTGTGATTTCAACTTGGTATTTGCCCGGCTCAACGAAGTAGGTCTCGCGCGGTTCTGATTGTGTATATGTTGGCATATTTATTTTGTGTTGATGTTGGTTTTGTGTGTTTTGGGAGTAATTGCTTAGCCTTTACTTGGCCTTTACTTGGCCTTTACTTGTCGGAGTGTAGTGATCGGAGCGCCTGCTTTAATTGCTGATTCGTCAACCTCCACGCCACCGGCTGCGCAAAACTCGCGGAATTTTGGTCCAGTCATTTTGCCGCCGAGAGCATGGATGAGTGTTTCCTTGGAGACTCCTTCGGACGCCTTGGCGATGGCGTCAGCTTCGACGTATTCGCGGCCTGCGCTTGTCGAGACCTTCCAGCCGGGGATTTCCTCGCCGGCGGTTAGGCGTTCTTTAAGCGCGTCCACAAGCGGCTCGGCAATCTCCTTTTCGAAGAATTTGAACCGCTTTGCAAACTCCGAGAGCTTCAGCGGGTCGGCAAGGATGCGGTCTTTAATGATGGTGAGCGTGTCCTTGTTTGTTGCGTCCACGTCTGCTAGAGCGGCTTTGCTTTGTAGGACTAGGGCACTGCACTTGTCTTTGTTCGCACACCAGTTGCAATACTCGCAAGGCGTAGGGCGAGCGAATGGCGACGTTGCTGCTGAGATCCACCGCTGCGTTGTGGCCTCGGCCTCCTCGCGGGTGAAGTCGTAGCTGCGCACGAGCTGCTGATCGACATAGACCACATGGCCCGTCCACGACTCGGCAAAGTTGTCCTCCATGCAGGCGAGCGCATAGGCCGCCAGCTGCTCGCGGTAGTTACGCACTTGGCCCGTTTTAATGTCTGCCACCCAGCGAGCACGCTTGCAGATTGCATCCGCCGTGCCGATCTTGGAAAGCCCTGGGACTGCCATCGCAAGGTACTCCTCGCGGGTTTCGACGCGTTCGCCGCCGCTTAGTTGGCGCAAGGTCTTAATCCCCCACCGTGCGGCGGCTTGATCTTCCGCTGGAAGTTGCTCGGTCGGTTCGATGTCTCCATTCATCGCCATGCGGATAGCAAAGTCGATTGCCGTCCCGCGCTCGGCAGCCGCCGACGCACCGGATGCGCCGACGAATACCGCACACTCTGCAAGCTTGGGAGCCATGCTAGGAGTTAGTTCTTTCACGCTCCCTCCTTCGCTTCGAGAGCCTTTGCAATTAATGCCTCCGGCCTGGCGACAATGTTCGCGCGGAGTTTATCTGAGACATCGCGCCAAGTTTGTCCTGGCTGGATTGATTTGTTGGCGACAAGGAAGGCGTTCACCGCATCCTCGTTTTCCGCCAACATCTCAAATGCTCGCACATGCTCGGCGCCGACTACAACCACCGCCGGTTCGGATTTTGCTTTTGGCTTTTCCGCAGCGAATAAATGCGCGACCGAACCCCACTCCATCGGGAGTTCTTCGGATAGGCCGCTGCGGGTCTTGGCGTCGTATGCTGCGCTGTGCGTTGTCAGGATGATGCGTTGCTTGCCGCCTGTGCCTTTCGCTTTGCCGTTTTCGCTTTCCACTACCTTTGTTTTGAACCTGAAGAACCAAAGTTCGTCTGCCCATTCCTTAACGAGCGGTGAGCTTTTTTTCTCAAGTTTTAATTCATACCTGTCGTAAGCCGTCATCAAATCCGGCGGCTCGACTTTCTTAATTTGAGAATGAGCAATTACGACAACATTCTTTCCAACAGATATTATCTTGTCTAATGATGTAAGGACTCTGCTTAAACGCTCTGCAAGCATTGCGTAGCCTTTGCCATAAGGAATTTCCTCTAAACTTTTCTTCCTTTCTTGCTCGCAAATACATTCACGGCAAATTGTTTCAACTCGATCAATCGAATCAATAATGATCGTTTGATGCTCTGTTTGCTGAGCTGCTAAAATTCCTTTTTCAAACTCATTCCAAAGCGCAACCTTCTGGTCAGGATTTGTTTCGAGTTCCCATCTCTCCACATCAATTCTGTGGCTTCCGTTTTCTATATCTATCAACAATGGAGCAGGGAATTGCGCGGCGAACGTTGTCTTGCCGACCGATTCCACTCCGTAAATGACCACGCGCTGTGGCCTTGTCTGTTTGCCTTTTGTGATTTTCATATGCTGTTAAGTTTTTTTATTTCGTCGAATAATGCGCCGAACTCCAAAAGTTCAGCAAGTTTTGAGTATTTTGTGCGAAATGCAATTAACTCACTTTTTGCATTTGCGATGACCTGTCGTGTAGCCTCCGCATTGTCCAAAATGTCATTGAAGAGGATAAAACTTCCGCGCTTTCCGCTGTCGATTGTTCCATCTGGCTCTAGGTGTTTGATCGGCCAAAAAGCCCGAACTGTAAGCGTTCTATTTTCGGGGGTGATGACTTCAACCTTTATCCTCCGAATAAGATCGTAGGCTTGTGCTTCACGCCATTTTAATGCGGCTTCGGTGTCATCCCACTCAAAGTATTTGTGTAAACAACTGAGCGGGTTTGCTGCTTCTGTCAGGAGCGTGCGCGGATTCAGTCCTGCCGGACGATTCGCGATTGCCTCCAACTGTTTTTTAATCTCATCGTTTTTCGATTCGATCTCGTTTTCTTCTTTTATCAGTTTCATTTTTTTAGTTGGTTTTTTGCGATCCACTTATACCCCGCTCTATCGCTGCGGTTTGTGCTATGCCTGCCATGCCGAGCCCTGCCTTGCCGCGCCCTGCCAAGCCTGCCTTGCCTCGCCGCGCCGTGCCCAGCCGTGCCCTGCCATGCCTGCCTTGCCGCGCCCTGCCAAGCCCAGCCGAGCCGCGCCCTGCCTTGCCTGCCTTGCCGAGCCACGCCTTGCCGGGCCACGCCGGGCCTTGCCTGCGTAGGGTTGCAGTCGGATTCCACGGAATCCGCTGCGGGTTGTATTGTCGCCGTGGCGAAATTCATGTTATTCGTTAGCTAAAGTGAATGTGCCCCAGCCCATGCCGGCTGACATCTTAGAGTCTGGGCGACCTTCGCCGATACCTACCTGCTGACCGACTCGCTGAAGAAGGTTTGCGACGTCTGTCGAAGTGAACTGGTCGCAATCATAGCTGATATTAACATCAGCCGACCAAGGCCAGAACTTTGCACGCACTCGGATGTCGCAGACGCCTGTTGCGTTTCGAGCGTGCATAATATGCGGCTCGGCAGATCCGTTGATTTTAATAAGCGGAACGGCATCCACCTTGTCGAATCCATCGCCCTCAACAAAGATCGAGAGTTTTGCCAACGTCATCTTGAACCCTACGAGTCGGCAAGCTGAAATCAGCCCGTTGCGAAACGCTCCCGCTGGGATACCGTCCCATCCTTCGCTGCTGACATGCTTTGCTGCCAGAAAGTCTGCGTCAAAGTCGCGTGCCTCTTTGGCTTTTTTCTTGTTCGCTTGGCTTCCGAGCTTGTGTTTTTCGATCATCGTGTTGATCGCCTTCTCCGAAAATCGGAGTTGGATATACGGTGCGGTTCCTTGGATTTTGAACCGTGCCTTCACGATATTCGGTGCTTTAATTGTTACGTTTTCAGTTGTTGGTTTCATTTTTTTGGTTTCTATTTTTTGTTGTTAGCAGTGTAAACAGCCACTGCCAGCGCCGCCCAAGTATGGGATTTGATGCCGTAGGTTGGCCCCGGCTTATCCTTTGTTCCTTGCAGCCCGATGAGATCGAGTAAGGCTTGACGAATGTTCGCATCCTTGGCTCGCATCGTTCCGCAGAGAAAAAGTTTGATGTCTTTGCGATAGCAGAGAGTCGGTTCGACTCTTGCGACCTCCGTGAATCGCCCGATCCAGACGCAGGTCTCGAAGGTGGAAGCCCCAACCGCCATGCCGTAGGATGCAATCATTTCGATTGCAACGGCGTCGTATTCGCGACCGATGAGCACTTGGCGCATCTCAGTGTTTGGAATCCATCCGTGGTCGAGAACTCCGTCACGGTATTGAACAAACGCGCTGTGCGTTGTTCCAGGATCGATTGCGAGAATGGTTTTCATTTGTCTTTCTTCTCAATCCGCCCTGCCTCGCGCCCGATGTAGTAGCAGGCCACGCATGAACCTAGGGATAGAACTGCAAGCACTATTGCAAAAGTGGCGCTCATTCTATCCCCTCCTCGGACGGATAGTTAAACTCTGCCCAGTGAGTGACTATCTCGTGTGGCGGGAGTCCCGTCATAAGTTCCCATTCATTTTTTGAATAGCACCCAATCTCCAGAAGATCGAATCCGAAATGGAGAATGACGGTCTTGTTTACCTCCGGCAAAATCGCTGCGTCGTTCCAAGTCAATGCGCTCATTT